AGCGTGTCATGAGAATTATTGGCGATGATGGCAAACCTGAGATGATTACCATCAATCAGCAAGGTCAAGACGAAGAAGGCGTATCTAAAGTCCTTAATGACGTTACTGTAGGCGAATATGACGTTGTAATGGATACAGGCCCTGGCTATAACTCTAAGCGTCAAGAAGCAGCAGATTCTATGGCTACTATCTTGGCTGCCGATCCTGCATTGATGCAACAGATTGGTGACTTGTGGTTTAGAAACCAAGACTTCCCTGGCGCTGATGTTATTGCTGATCGCCTTGCTGCACTTAATCCTATGGCGCAGATTGACGAAAAATCACCTGTGCCACCACAAGTTCAAATGCAACTGGCTAATGCTCAGAAACAAATCCAGCAACTCCAGCAACAAATCCAAGCTGAAGAAATGGATAAGAAATACCGTGCAACAGTTCAGCAACAGGTACAAGAAGCTGAAACAGAGCGTGAGAAGATGCGCCTGCAAGTTAAACGTGAAGATACGCAAATGCGTACGGATACGACTGCTCACGATACGATTATTAAGACTGAAACTCAGAAAGAAATTGAGCAGATGAAGGCTCAATTAGCTTTAGTTTTAGCGCATTTAAACAAAACAGAGTTTAAAGCCGCTAATGCAGAGGTTGTAGAACGAGCAATTTAGTGTTGTAAAAATGCAACAGTAATGATATAAACGAATTTGTATGACCTACCAATGGGTTCATTGGGTTAATTCTTGAGGAATACTCATGTCAGAAGAAGTTGTAAGAACAGCATCAAACGTAATCACATCCGATAATTTAGCTGATTTCCATGCTGAAAAACTTGGTTTAGCTAGTCAAGAAGCCCCATCTGAGGCTGAAGTTGTCGAGGAAACTCCAACGTCAGAGCCAGAAATTGAGGCGCAGGCTGAGAGTGAACCTGAAGCAGAAGAAGAAGCGAAAGCAACAGAAGATCGCAAATCTAATCCCAAGATTGAAAGACGTTTTTCTGAATTAACCAAACGAGCTAAACAAGCTGAAGCTCAAAAGGCTGAATTAGAAGCACGTTTACAAGAGCTTGAAGCTAAAAATGCACCCCAACAGCAATATCAAGAGCCTGACGTATTGGGTGAAAAACCCCAAGCAAGTCAGTTTCAAGATGCTTTTGAATATGCAGAAGCATTAGCTGAATGGAGCGCAGAAAAGGCTTTAGTAGAGCGAGATAAGCAAGAAGCAGAACGCAGGGCAAACGAAGAACGTGCAAAACTTAATCAAGCATGGACTGAGCGTGTCAATAAAGCTAAAGCTGAAATGCCTGATTTTGAAGAAATGGTAGCTTCTAGCACCGTAGTAGTTAACGATGCTGTAAGGGATGCTATTTTAGAGTCTGATGTAGGCCCTCAAATCCTATATCACTTAGCTTCAGAAGATGAAATCGCACAAAAGATCGCAGCAATGCCCCCGATCAAAGCTCTTAGAGAAATTGGTAAGTTAGAAGCGAGGTTCGAGGCGAAGGATGCGCCAAAAGTAGAACCCAAGCAGGAAGTTGTTGCTAGAAGTAAAGCACCAGCGCCTATTAAGCCTCTTACAGCAGGCAAAGGTACAGCAGATGTTCTCATTGATGGCAATGGAGCATTTCACGGTACTTATGCACAATGGAAAGCTGCAAGACAAGCGAAACGTATACGCTGATAACCCATTTAAATATATAAAGGAAAGATCATGGCCAATAATTTATTGACTATATCGAAAATCACCAATGAGGCATTGATGGTTCTCGAAAACGAATTAACATTCACATCTGAAGTAGACCGCAACTATGACGATCAGTTCGCTGTGGTTGGAGGAAAAATTGGAAATACCGTAAACGTAAGAAAACCAGGCCGCTTTATTGGTACAACAGGCCCAGCTTTGAACGTAGAAGATTTCAATGAAACTTCAGTTCCTGTAACATTAAGCACTCAGTTCCACGTGGATACTCAATTTACCACCCAAGACCTGGCTTTATCTCTCGATATGTTCTCTGATCGTGTCCTGAAGCCTGCTGTTGCGGCTATTGCGAACAAAATTGATCGTGATGGTACATTGCAAGCTGCTAACAACACAGCGAATATCGTTGGTGTTGCTGGTACTCCACCAACAGGTTTGATTACTTACCTGACTGCTGCTGCTTACCTTGATTCTGAAGGTGCACCACGTGATGGCCGTCGTTCTTGCATCGTTGAGCCATTCACATCTGCAACTATCGTTGACAGTTTGAAAGGTTTGTTCGTTCCACAAGAAGCAATTGGCGAACAATATCGTAAAGGCTTGATGGGTCGTGACTCAGCAGGTATGAACTGGAAAATGGATCAAAATATCCTTTCTCACACATTTGGTTCTTTTGCTGGCTCTGCTACTGTTGCTACTACAACTGCAACTGGTTTCTTGACATCAGGTTGGGCTTCTTCAAGCACAATTACTTTGACATTGACTTCTGGCGTTTCATTGAACCAAGGCGATACATTCACAATCGCTGGCGTTTATGCAGTTAACCCACAAAATCGTCAAGCTTATGGTTCAAACAAGCTGCGTAACTTTGTTGTTAACTCTGCTGTTTCAGGTTCAGGTGGTACTATTTCTGTAAACGTAAGCCCTGCAGTTATTACTGCTGGTCAGTTCCAGAACGTATCTATCCCTACAACTAATGCAACTGCTGCTGTTACTTTCTTTAACCAGTCTGGTACAGTTTCCCCACAAAACATCATCATGCACCGCAATGCGTTTACTCTCGCAGTAGCCGACCTTGAGTTGCCAGAGGGTGTTCACTTTGCAGGTCGTGCAAGCGACAAGGAAATTGGATTGTCCATGCGTGTTGTAAGGCAGTACACCATCAATAACGATTCAATCCCGACTCGTTTAGATGTTCTGTATGGCTGGGCTAACTTGTATCCTGAACTTGCTTGCCGTGTTGCAGCTTAATTTAACGGATAACGAAAGGAAACTATATGTCTAATCCAGGCCCAGCAGTAAGTAATTCAACCCACCCATCGCAACTAAGCAGCCAACAAGCTCTGCGTGTTTTAGCAGTTCAAAAAGGTGTTAGCGTAGCAACTTTGGGTGATACACCTATCCAAATCAACAATAGCGCACTTTATTTGCCTACTACCGTTGTTATTGCTAACGCAAACAACAATGGTGCAACGCAATCTGTAGCTTCTGTTGCTTTGGGTGTTTACACAGCACCTTTGGGCGCAAGTGGCACAGGCACAGCAGTTTTGACTACAGCAGCATTGACAGGTCAAACTACTCCTAGCTATGTGACTGTATCTGCATCTACTGATACCAACGCTGCATTATCAGCACAGACTCTGTATGTAAATCAGACAACTGCGACTGCTACTGCAACTGTTGACATCTATATTTATGGATACGATCTCAGCCCAGGCTTCTTTTAAGCCTATGTAGTAAATTGAAGAAAGACATCCCTAAAAAGGTGTCTTTTTTCTTTTAAAATCTCGTATAATCGTTGTAGAATTACAACATACCCCTTTGCAAAGGAAAATCATGTCACAACAAACTACTTGCGCACGTGGAAATATTCTTTATAACTTCCTCGTCTACCCATCTTTAACCCCTGCTGCTGTTACAGGTACACAAGCAACTCAAACTTTTAGCATCCCAGGTCTAGCAATTAATGATTCTGTAAGCATTTCATTGCTTGGCGCACAAACTACTGGTGTTGGCATCGCTAATGCTTGGGTTTCTGCTGCTAATGTACTTAGCGTTCAATTTACAAACTCTACAGGTTCTTCAGCTACTCCTGCTGCTGGCACTTATATTATTGCTTGTGACCGTTTAGAAGGCACAGTTTTGCCTGCAAACGCTGCTTAAGGACTAAAAAATGGCTAACGTATCAGCTTATCGCTTTGTTGGCCCGACAACGGCCATCGCAGTAACCACAACTAGCTCAACTTCTGTAACTATTACCCCTAATGGCAACGATCAACCGAACTTTTGTGGCTTTTTAAACGTAGGTACAACACCTATTGCTATTACTATTGCTTCAGCCGTTGCAGGAACAACTACTACAGCTCCTGCTGCAGTTCTTCCTACTGCAGGAAATAGCTCACAAAGCTTTGTTTTAGGCGTATCAATGTCACAGCCTACTGTGCTTGCTGTACCGCCTAGCTTTGCAATTACAGCCGTTGGAACAGCTAATACGCTTTATGTAATGCCAATGGTCGATCAGAACTAAGGAAAAATCATGGCAAATCCAGGTGTAGCAAGTAGTTCAGTAACTAATTTATTGCCAGTTCAAGCTGAATATGATGCTAATGGCAATTGTTTAGGCTTATATGGTCAAGGCGGCAATCCGATTGCTTGTCCAATTAATGCCACTTCTTTCTCTATTGGCGGTGATTTAGTTGCATCTAATGTATTGCCAACAGTTACAGGATTTGGCACAAGCCCAACAGTTACGGCACAAAATAACCATGCTTTTGCGGTAAAAGTGGGTACTGGTGGTGCAAGTTCTGGCACTATTAACTTTCCTGCCGCAACTAACGGATGGATTGTTTATGCTGCCGATGTAACAAGCGGATCATCTTTATTCTTGCAACAAACAGGAAGCACTACAACTTCTGCAACATTGACCAGTTATGGCATTACAACTGGTACAGCTTCACCAATGTCCGCTGGAGATGTTATTTTAATTACCGCATTTGCCTATTAAGGGTAAATTATGGCTATAGGGCCAGCATTAACGCAGGATCAAAACTTACTGCCTGTACAGGCTTATTTTGACTTACAAGGGAACTTTCAAACCTTTATAGGCCAGAATAAGCCTTTTTATGCTTCTATTAATCCTGTTCAATCAGGGTTAACCATTACCAATAGTACCGTTGATAGCACAGTTATTGGCGGCACAAGCCCAGCAGCAGCAACATTTACAAGCTTAACAACGACTACAGGAACGATTAGCTCTGCTCCTGTTAACGGATTAGACATTACCAACAAATCGTATGTTGATAACTTTGTTCAAGGTCTAAACGCCAAAGCTGCTGTAATAGCGGCTACAACAGGCAATATCACGCTTTCAGGGCTTCAAACGATTGATGGGTACACAACCCTAGCTGGTGATCGAATCCTCGTTAAAAACCAGTCTTTAAGCCAAAATAACGGTATTTACATAGCATCTGCAAGCGCATGGACTAGATCGCCTGACATGGACACATGGGCAGAAGTTCCATCTGCTTATATGTTTGTTGAAGAAGGCACAACTCAACAAGATACATCTTGGGTTTGTACTAGCGATCCAGGCGGCACTTTAGGCGTTACCCCAATCACTTTTGTTCAATTTGGTTCTGCTGGATCATATACCGCAGGCCCAGGGTTAACCCTAGCAGGAAACCAATTTAGCATTACCAATACAGGCGTTTCTGCATCTACTTATGGTTCTGCAAGCGCAGTTCCTGTAATCGCTGTAAATGCACAAGGCCAAATAACTAGCGCTACTAATACATCTATTGCTATTGCCAATACCCAAGTAAGTGGTCTTGGCACAATGTCTACGCAAAATGCTAATAGCGTAGCAATAACAGGGGGATCAATTAATGGTACGACTATTGGAGCTTCTGCTGCTTCTACTATTTCTGGCACTACTATTACTGCCACAACACAATTTAGTGGTGCTGGTACTGGCTTAA